GCCCAGATTTGAAGCATCATTAAAACGGTTGAGGTTCCCGAACGGAGCACAGGCACAACTTTTTTCAGCAACCGAGCCTGAGACCTTACGTGGTCCGCAATTCAGTCATGCGTGGTGCGACGAGGTTGGGAAGTGGCCCCTCACAAGCAGCCGCGCAACGCGGGCCTGGGACAATCTACTAATGGGGCTCCGCCTGGGATCTGATCCAAGAATTGCTGTCACTACTACCCCACGCGCCGTGCCAATCGTGCAACGACTTCTGGAAGCAGAGCAGGACGGAAGTGTTGTAATTTCTCGCGGATCTACTCACGATAATCTCGGCAATCTCCCGAAAAAGTTCTTGAGCGCTATCGATAAGGAGTTTGGAGGAACCCAACTGGCCCGCCAAGAAATAGCAGGCGAAATGCTATGCGATCTCGATGGAACGCTCTGGCCTCGGGAAACGCTGGAAAAAGCGAGGGATGTCGAATTCAGCTCTCAACTGCGGAGAATTGTTGTCGCAGTTGATCCACCGATATCTTCTTCAGGCGACGAATGCGGCATCATTGTCGCCGGGCTTGACGAATACAACATCGGGCGCGTGCTCGCTGATTGTTCGGTAACCCACGCAAATCCTAGTGACTGGGCCAAAGCGGTTGCGAATGCGGCCGAACATTGGGGCGCAGACCGGGTGATTGCCGAAGCCAATCAAGGTGGCGCAATGGTAGAAAGTGTCTTGCGGGCGGCCAGTGCGGTTCTACCCGTTAAGCTTGTCCATGCAAGTCGGGGGAAAATCGCTAGGGCAGAGCCAGTAGCTGCGCTCTATGAGGCTGGAAAAGTTCGCCATTGCGGCTCCTTTCCCAAACTTGAAGATCAATTAAGTGGAATGCTGATTGGTGGTGAATATGCGGGTCCCAACCGGTCACCAGACCGCGCCGATGCACTGGTCTGGGCAATCACGGAACTACTGCTTGGCCGAAATTCTGCGCCAAGCGTGCGACCAATCTAACGCTCCTATTTAAGAAGGAAATTGCCAATGGCATTGCTCGAACAGCTGCTCTCTGCCTTTAAGGGCGGGGAGGAAACCCGCGTGCCTTTGGCGTCGGGGATTGCACAAGGTTGGACACCTGTTTTTGCTGATCCAGTCGGTTCTAAACCTTATCAGTATGAACGGTGCGTTCGGGAAGGTTTCCTAGGCAATCCAATTGCTCAACGCGCCGTTCGTGTAGTCGCCGAAAGTGTCGGGCAGGCTCCGGTCAGCAGCAATGATGACAGACTCTCAGCTCTGATTAATGCCACAAGTGCGGGACAGTCATTGATTGAGACGCTGGCTTCCCACTTACTTCTTCACGGCAATGGTTTTGTTCAGATCATCAAGGACGTAAGCGGTCAGCCAATTGAACTGTTCGCGCTGCGCCCAGACCGAGTTAGCGTAGTGGCAGGATCAGACGGATGGCCATGCGCTTATACCTATTCTGTTATTGGCGATCAAATCACCCTACCGATCGAAGATGAGGATGGATGGCCCAACATCATCCAGATCAAAACAATGCACCCCCTGGACGATCATTTGGGGGCCGGCGCTCTTGCTGCTGCGCAGCAGGCCATCGCAATCCACAACGCCGCGTCTGACTGGAACAGGGCGTTGCTTGAGAATGCAGCGCGCCCATCCGGCGCCTTAGTCTACGATCAGGCAGATGGGGCAGGGCTAACTACCGAGCAGTTTGATCGGTTGAAGATCGAACTCGAAGCGGCGTTCTCTGGCTCCAGCAATGCTGGCCGTCCGATGCTGCTCGACGGAGGATTGCGCTGGCAATCAATGGCAATGTCGCCAGCTGACATGGATTTTGCCACCCTAAAGAGTGCTGCAGCTAGAGAAATCGCACTCGCTTTCGGTGTACCACCAATGCTGCTGGGCCTTCCTGGCGATAACACGTATTCTAACTATCGTGAGGCCAATCGAGCGCTTTGGCGTCTCACCTTGTTGCCATTAGCCGAAAAGCTCCTATCCGCTCTTCAAGAGGGCCTTTCCCCATGGTTTTCAAACAGTTCAATGGGTATCGATCTAGATCAGATTACAGCTCTTTCAGAAGATCGCGAAAGGCTTTGGAAGCAGGTGTCCGATGCCGAATTTCTTACGCGCAACGAAAAGCGCGAACTGCTTGGCTTTGAACCAGACGAGGACAACCCATGAAACCCTCAGATACACTGGCTAGCTTAATGGCGCAGGCCAACCAGGACGGCGCGGATATCGTCACCTTGCGTGCAATCGTCGAGGAAACAACTGAGATCGCAACAGATCGGGTACTGGATCGGCTGGGCCTAGCAGACCCAAGCGCAGAAAGTGACCTCGATGAACTTAGAGAGCTACTTCAAGCTTGGCGCGACGCAAAAGCAAGCGCTTGGAAGGCATTCATCGAATGGGCCATACGCGCGCTCTTAGCCGCCCTTCTTGTCGGTATCGCTGTGCGGCTTGGCGTGTGGGAGATGTTGTGATGGCCGATCCCTTTGAAGCTCATGCCCCTATCCGCTTTGCTGGCTATGCAGGATTGTTCAGCATCCCCGATGCCGATCGCGACACCATTAAGCCCGGCGCTTTTGCTGCAACATTGGCTGCGCGAACAAAAGCGTTGCCGTTGCTCTGGCAGCATCGTCCTGACCAGCGAATCGGTGAGATCGAAAGCATTTCGGAAGATGAGCGCGGTTTACGCGTTGTAGCCCGAATAGACCGGGCGAACAGCCGCGGAGCGCAACTTCTGCGGCAAGGAGAAGTTTCAGGTCTCAGTTTTGGTTATCGCGCGCGCCAAGCGAACCATAGCGAGGCGGGGCGCGAACTGGCTGAAATAGACTTATTTGAAGTCAGTCTCGTGACCCACCCTCTCCAACATGGCGCTCGGGTCCATTTCGTCTCCTAAGCTCCAATAAAGACTCCCGAACGGGCCGCCATGCTGGGCGGCCTTTTTTATGCCCAACAGAAAGGCCAACTAATCCATGGATACCAACAATACTTCCTCTGCCATCCCCGCAGATGCCAGCGACCGAATGGATCAAAGCTTCGATATCGTCGCACGGCAAGATCATGCAGAAGCAGAAATTCAAACGCTTCGCGCCGACGTCGACGAGGTCAAAGCGCGTCTCGATAAAGTGTCTCGTGCAGCCTCGCGCCCTACAATTGGAGGCATCGTGTCAAATTCCGATGAAGTCAAAGGCTTCGTAGATGGCTACCTGCGCCGAGGCCGCGAAACCGAAGTCAAATCCATCAATGGTGCGACTCCCGCAGATGGTGGTTATACAGTACCTCAAAAGATTGACGCGATGATCGCAAGCGAGCTCGTTGAAATTAGCCCAATCCGCTCTATTGCGCAGATCGTACAAACAGGGACCTCAGGATACCGCAAGCTTGTTGCCACCGGTGGAACCGCGTCCGGTTGGGTGAGTGAAGTGGCGCCACGCCCCGAAACCGACACGCCAATCTTCGCTGAGATCGCTCCGCCAACCGGTGACCTCTTTGCCAATCCTGCGGCGAGCCAGGCGATGCTCGATGATGCGGCGTTTGATCTTGAAACGTGGCTTGCTAATGAGATCGCAATTGAATTTGCCCGTGCAGAAGGATCTGCCTTTGTAGACGGCACAGGGACAGATCAACCAGAGGGTTTCCTGCGTTCACCAACAAGCACAGCCGAAGACGGTGTGCGACCGTTCAAGACCGTTCAGTACATCGGCTCTGGTGATGCAAATGGATTCGACAGCGCGCCTGAAGCAAAATTGATTGACCTCATCCACTCGCTCAAGTCTGGCCATCGCCAAGGCGCAAACTTTGTGATGAATTCAGCAACCCTTGCCTCCGTACGCAAACTCAAGACCGCCGACGGAGCATTCCTGTGGCAGCCTGGTATGGTGGAAGGCCAACCAGATCGCCTCCTCGGTTATCCAGTTGTTGAAGCCGAGGACATGCCGGATGTTGCATCTGGTGAATTCCCGATTGCCTTTGGCAACTTCCGTCATGGCTATTTGATCGCCGAACACAGCGCCACACGGGTCCTGCGTGACCCATTCTCAAACAAGCCGTTTGTGCACTTCTATGCGACCAAGCGTGTTGGAGGCCAAGTGCTGGATTCAAACGCGATCAAGCTTCTCAAGATCGAAGCCTAACCTCCGTTTGATGTTGCTTTTTGGCGGCATCATCTATTCCCGGCAAGGTCGAGTTCCCCCTTTGCTCCCTTGTCGGCACCCCGCGCCCGCACCTCGCAGACCAAGCTTCACTCCAGCTGGCTGCAAGGGGTGCGGGCGCATCTTGATCCATTTTTCGAATGTGGGAGACCGCAATGCAGCGGAGAATTGTGGAGCCGGCAGATGTAAGCGACGCAGCGCTTGCGGAACTGAAGAGCTGGCTTGGAATAACCCGGCCAGGTGAGGACGAGCTCCTCATCGACCTTTTGCAAACCTCACTCGCTATGTGTGAGAGCTTCACTGGCCAGGCCCCTTTATGGCAGCTTGTTGAAGAGCACCTACCAGTCAGGCAGGGGCGATGCACCATTTCCTCGTTGCCAGTTTCTTCCATTTCGAAGTTGGAAATTGAAGACCAAGATGGCGACCGGACAGATCTAACAGATGATCAGATTGACACTGAGATCCAATCCGATGGATTGCTCTCAGTTCATATTCTTGAACGCCTAGAAGGCCAAGCGGTCGTGCTCACTGCAAGAGTGGGTATCAGCGAAAGCTGGGATGCCATCCCTGCACCATTGAAACAGGGCGTGATCCGCCTTTGCGCTTACCACTATAGAGATCGGGATCGGTCGGGTAGCGACTCAAAATCTTCTTCGCCACCAGTCAGCGTCAGCGCGCTTTGGCGTCCTTGGCAAACAAAGCGCCTGATGTGATCACGGCGAAAGCATCGACCGATGCAATGATACGCCGGCTCCAATCTCGCGCAGAGAGCGTGGGGCTTCGGCACATAGAGCGAGAGCACCGAGACCGAAAACCTCAAAAGGTTGATTGGCGCTCCGCACAATCCCTCTGGCCAGAGTTCACAAGAGGTTGACCTGATGGAAAATC